TCGCTAGGCACTCAGGCACCGTACAGTATTCAGGGGTGGGGTCTGACTTGGCAACCAGCAGGATATAGATAATGGCAGGTTATACTAGACAATCAGCGGCTCAGATTGTTAACGGTGAGATTGTTAGCGCACCACCGCTTAACGCTGAGTTCAACCAAGTCCTTGCGGCATTTAATTCCAGCACGGGTCATAGACATGATGGCACTGCCAACGAAGGTCCGTTGATTGCTCTTATTGCTGATCCTAATAGACATAACGAAGTTCTTATCAATACCTCCCTAAATCAAATTGATTTTAAGATTGCCGTTAGCTCTGTCTCTGTTACACAGTTCTCCTTAATTGACGGCGCAATTGTTCCTACCACAGATGACGATATTAATCTAGGCTCTAGTGCAGCAGAGTTCAAAGACCTGTTCCTTGACGGCACTGCTAACATTGACTCACTCGTAGCAGATACCGCAGATATTAATGGCGGCACGATTGACAATGCTACTGTAGGTGCAACCACTCCCGCCGCTGGTGCATTTACCACTGTTACGGCTACTAATATTACTGTGGTCGGATCTGCCAGCACGATTGGTGCTGTAGCTTTCACCTCAACTGGTGCAACTGTCACAGGTAACTTGACTGTCTCTGACAGTGTTACTGCAAACAACATCACGGTTGTAGGCTCGGCAAGCACGATTGGCGCTTTAGCTATCACCAGCACCACGGCAACTCTAACAGGCGATCTTACTGTATCCGGTAATATTACCGCCAGTACAATCGGTGCAACTAACATCACTGTGACTGGTTCAGCCTCTTCTATCGGCGCCCTCGCAATCACCAGCACCACCGCTACGCTAACCGGCAATCTGACTGTCTCGGGGACCGTAACCGCTACGACTCTTGCTGCTGATAATGTTAGTGTGACGGGCAGTGCTAGTACGATTGGTGCGCTATCCATCACCAGCACTTCGGCGCAAGTCGATGGCGACTTTACTGTCACAGGTACTCTAAACTCAAACACGTCCATCGCTGCTCAATCTATCACCGTCACTGATAGCATCTCGGCTGACAATATCACCATCAAAGGCTCGGCGTCTAGCATTGGTGCGGCCAGCTTTACCAGCACAGCGGTGACGATTACAAAGCTCATCACGGGTGACGCCCAAATCACCGGCGGGTCTATCACTGGCGTCGAAAATATCTTCGACCCTGGCGCTGCACTAAGCTACAATTTTACGAGCAGCACGTCTGACGCGGACCCTGGCAATGGTAATATCGCGCTAAACAGCGCGAGTTCTACCGGCACGACAACGATCTTTATCGACAACGTAGACTCGCTGTCGTCTGCGGATATGACGCAGTTTATCTCTTTGCTGTCCGGCGGCAACAATCCATCGTCCATCCTCGGCACCGTTACGCTACGCAAAGCTACGTTTCCTGAGATCTTTGCTCAGTACAGCGTGACCGCAGTCACCAATGCCTCTGGCTATCAAAAACTAACTGTGTCGAACAAAGGTGCTTCGTCCGCTGCACCGTTTGCCTCGGGCGATAGTCTGCTTGTAGACATCATGCTCTCTGGCGACAAAGGCGATGTCGGTGATCTACCGGCTGGCGCTGGTGCAGGTAACGTCTTTAGTTCTTTGACTAGCACTACAGTTGCGTCTGGCACGATAATGAGAACCGTATCCACAACTTCAGATACGTTATTTTTGACGCCAACTACAATTATAGTAGATGATAATAACAACGTCACTGGCCTTAGTACACTTTCTTTGTCTGGTGGCTCAATCACAATCCGATCTGATAGCGGGTCGCCAGGTTACATCGACATGTATTGTGAGGTTAATAACCTCCACTATACCCGACTGCAAGCACAACCCCACGCCAACTATAGTGGCAACCTCACAGTTACTCTACCAGCTACCAGCGGCACATTAGCCCTGTTAGCGCAAAAAGCAAACTTCACGGATGTAACTGCATCCACCCTAACGGTCAGCGGCAACATCTCTGCCAATACGATCACGGTCACTGACATCACTGCAACCGGCAGCGCATCGACTATTGGTGCCGTGGCATTTACATCCACCGCTGCTACAGTTACAGGTAACCTTACTGTCACTGGCTCCGTTACTGCGAGCAGTCTCACTGTCAATGGTAATATCAGTGCCAGCACAATCACCGTCGCTGATATCACCGCTACAGGATCTGCATCTACTATCGGCGCTGTAGCCTTTACGTCAACCTCTGCCACAATTACTGGAGGTTTGACCGTAACTGGCGCTGTGACGGCTTCTAATATTACTGTGGTTGGCTCGGCCTCAACCATCGGCGCTGTAGCGTTTACATCAACCGGCGCAACAGTAACGGGTGGTCTAACGGTAACAGGTGCAGTCACAGCATCAAACATCACTATTGTCGGCAGTGCATCGACCCTCGGCGCAATCACCGTAACCACTAGCAGCGTGGGTATCAACACCGCAGCAGTTACGTCAGGCACCGCGCTAGAAGTGACCGGCAACATGCGTATCACCACGACCGGCAATGGCCTAATCTTCCCAGATGGATCTAAGCAAACCGAGGCAGCGAGCGCCGGCATCGGTATTGGTAAAGCCATCGCAATGACCCTGGTATTCGGATAAGGAAAAATAAATGGTTATGTATTCGTATAAAGGTAGCTACCCAGTTCGCTCACTCCCCCATCGCTTAGAAGTAGAGGAGATGTTTAACGGACGTATGAAACGGCGCACTTACACTGCTGAAGCTGCGATTCAAAACGCAGAAAAATGTGGCTGGACTGAAGTTTCAGATGCGCCTTTATTTGATAAGAACACTCAAGAGCGTAGCTGGGATTATGAAAACATTGAGTGGGTTGTGCGTAATCTCACGCAGGATGAACTTAATAATAAAACTGCCGAGAAGTTTGCAAGTCTTCGTGAGAGACGAAACAAGCTGTTAGTTCAAAGTGACTGGTCACAGATTTTATATGCAGAGGCAACCGACACAGAGGTAGCTATCTACGGCCACAAAGATAGCCTAATCAAAGATTTCATTGCGCGAGAGTGGGCTGAGTATCGCCAGCAGTTACGTGATTTACCTAGCAACACAACAGATCCTGATAACGTAGAGTGGCCCAGCCCGCCGTTCCTGACGGGCTTTGAATCTGAAGCAGATCTTGAGTTTCTTGGCGTCACGGCCACTGGTGATGCAATCTCAATGACCGGCGATACCATAGTATAGAGGAAATAAAAAATGGCAGCACCAAATATTGTTAACGTAGCAACAATCAATGCTAAAACAGATATGTTTGCATTGGCTACTACTGGCGCAATCACCATCTTGACTAACGCAAGTAATAGCGGTGTTGTAGTCCAGGTGAATTCTATCTATGTATCAAACGTAGATGGAACTGACAACGCGGATATTTCAATTGACATACACAATGGTGTAGCAACTGCTGGTGCATCAAGTAGTGCAGCCGGTGTTGGCTTTGCACTTGCATCGACTGTTGTCGTTCCGGCAGATGCTACAGTTATCGTACTAGACAAAAACTCACCTGTGTTTCTTGAAGAGGCGATGAGTATTTCAGCCGCACCCTCCGCCGCTGACGATTTAGAGGTAGTGATTAGTTATCAGGAGATTAGCTAATGTCTCGAAAGCTAGGCAATTTTGATCCCGCATCAACAGCAACTACAATTGTCGAAACAACCTCAACAACCGACTCATTTACTAAGCTTGTACTAAATTTCAATAACAACGCTACTGATGCTGGCCCAAATGGTGTTACTGTTTCTGGTGGAGCGTATACCTCCACAGCAAAATTTGGTACTCACTCACTAGACGGCGACGTTAATTTTCCAGTAGGCACTTTTGATATTGATTCGTCCTTGTGGACATTAGAATGTTTTTTATATCAAACTGGAAGAAGCAGTAATAACGGCACTACTCAAAGTGTTGTCAGTAGTTGGGGTGGAGGTGACTCTGCAAGGCGCTATCGCATACATTGTGACAACGGATATGTCGGTCTCTCTGCTTCATCGGATGGCTATAATTTTTACGGCAACATTGCTGATAACAGCCAAATTCCTTTAAACACTTGGCAGCATTGTGCGTGGACAAGAAATGGAACCCAAATAAAAGTCTTCCGTAATGGATCTTTAGTTGCAACAGGATCTGCCGGTGCTATTAACCCTGTAAATGCTCACGTAGTAGGTAAAAGCAATAACGGTAACTTTAATTTTAACGGGTACATAGACGATCTGAGAATCCTGCAAGGCATAAACCTTTACACAAGCTCCTATACTGTCCCGACCTCAGAACTTACGAAAGATATTGTTGCCACGGTAACTGAAACGGACACCCGCAGCCACTCACATGTTTGGAACTATAGCGACGTTTACGATGCGCGATTTAACGACACTTGGCCGGTAGAAAATGCTTCGATAGCGGACGTCACCATTAAAGCCTGGGGCGCAGGTGGTGGCGGGGGCTGGTGGAATGGCGGGTCGGCTGGGTCTGGCGGTGCCGGCGGCTTTGCACAAGGGACATCTAGCGAGACCCCTGGCGACGCTGCCTTAACTCTTGGTCAAAGTGTTTATGTTGTAGTCGGTACGGGGGGATTCAATGTTGGCACAAACAATGAAGGCTCCAAGACCGCAGCAGAGGGCGGCAATGGCTCGGCAAATAAATATGGTAGCCATAGAGGCGGCAGCGGCGGCGGTTTTTCTGGAGTATTTACCGGAAGCAGCGGCGGTGATGTTACGCAGAGCAACGCACTCGTAATCGCTGGTGGCGGTGGCGGTGGAAGCTCATTTGACCGATCAGGGGCAGACGAGTCCGGGGGCGGCGGTGGAGGAACAACCGGTGGCCAGGGTAAAGGTCGTAGCCCAGGCGGCGGCGGCACTCAAAGTGCCGGTGGCAACTCTGCCGACGGCGACGCTGGCACGGCCCTTAAAGGAGGTAACGTCGCAACATCAGAAGGCACAAATATGGCTGCTGGCGGTGGCGGTGGAGGGTACTTTGGTGGTGGGGCAGGTTCAGTCACAGGATCTTCTGACAATGAAAATACTGGCGGTGGCGGTGGTGGATCAGGCTTTGTTAAGACTGGATTTACCAGCACCTCTCTATTAAATGGGAGCAGAGGCGATGCGGGCAACACCAGTGGCAAAGTAACCGCGATTGCATCGGCTGCAAGTGCAGACGCCGACTACAGTTCTGGCTTCGGCTTAGGCGGCGGTTTTAACTCTACGGGTGGCAATGGCTATGTTGTCATTATTGACGGCGCTGGCACAAATGTGTTTACATCCTCACAAGCCTACACCATCAGGTAAAATAAATGGACATCTCACCAGTAATTTTTTGGAACATTGATCTGACACTTATCATCGCCCCGGCCTTCTGGGGGTTCAGGAGCCTAGTAGCAGAGATGAAGCGTATCGACATCCTGCTGAATAAAACGCGTGAAGAATACGCGACTCGTACAGAACTAAGAGATGATATGAGGCAGGTAATGGATGCCCTGCATCGTGTAGAAGATAAGTTAGACAAAGCATTAGAAAGGGCAAGTTAATGTATCAAGATCCAGGCGATATGATGGCAGACCAAGAAAGAGTTGCTATGCAACAAGGTGGCATGGTGCAAATGCCCGGTTCAATGACCGCCGCA